CCCTCGTCCTGATCGCGGGCTTCTCCAGGGCCGGGAAGGACACCCTAGCGAACGGGCTCCTCGAGTGGTCTGTCAAGCGGGCCGCAAAGGTCAACTTCGCCGACCCCCTCAAGGAGTGCGCGAACGCCATGCTGTCCTATCTGCACCTCGAAGGGGACTTCTTTAATGAGGAGTTTAAGGTCAAGAACCGCGACTTCCTAGTGTCGACGGGTCGGTTCGCCCGGTCGCTGAACCCCGACGTCTTCGCCGAGCACCTCGCCCGCTACCTGCCCTTCGTCAGCGCAGACGGCGAGCCCCATGAGACCGTCATCTGTTCAGATTGGCGCTACCTGAACGAATACAAGGTCGTGAGCCGTATCATGGAGGAATACAACTGGAACCTCCGCACCGTCCACATTTCGACCGCCGGCATCCTCCCCGCGAACGACGAGGAGGCCTGGTCAATCTTAGATCTCCGGGCCGAGGTGGACTTCGACGTCGAGCTCTGCTTTAAACAGAACAGCCGTAACGACATCATGGCCGAGGGGCGGCGCATGGCCCGCGCATGGAAACTTTAAGCCGCGAGCAAGCCGTCTGGGCCGTCGGCATGGGGCTGACCATAGAGCGCGCGTCATGGCTGCTCAAATGCCCGAAGCACACCGTTGGCCGCCTCCGCGAGGAGACCGCCTTTGCCAAGCCGACTAACCCCGACTGCTACCTGTCCCGCATCAACGGCGTCCTTTACTTTCGCATCAACCGCCGCCGCGTCGCCCTCTGGGAACGTGCGCCCCAGGACATCGCCGAGGCCCGGGCTTACCGCGACCGCCGCCTCGTCGAGCTCGGGCTGATGCTTGCAAAGGTATGAGCGAGCCCATCCGCTTCGTCTTCGCGTCCGACAGCCACGGCGACATGGCTGACCCCGAGGCCCTCGCCGCCCTCTGGGAGTTTTGTAAGGACTACAAGCCCCACGTCCGCATCGCCGGCGGCGATCACTTCGACTTCCGCGCCTTGCGCCGTGGCGTCGGCACCTCTGACGCGGAAAGCGGCGAGTCCCTCAAGGCCGACCTCGAGGCCGGTATGGACTTCCTCAAGCGCTTCCGTCCGACCGTTTACCTCTGGGGCAATCATGAGCACCGCCTGGACAACCTGATCGCGTCGTCGAGCTCGGCCCTCATCCGCGACTATTGCCAAGACATCAAGGACACCATCAACCGCACCGCTAAGCAAGCGGGCGCCAAGGTCATCCTCCCCTATCACGCCGACCTCGGGGTTTACCGCCTAGGCAAGAAGATGGCCTTTGTCCACGGCTACGCCCACGGCGAGAACGCCACCGTCAAACAGGGCCTTCACTACGCCGTCCACGGTGGAGGCCTAGTCCACGGCCACACGCACACCCTCGCCAGCATCGCCCTTACCCAGCACGGCAGCGGGAACGCCTTTAGCGCCGGGTGCCTCTGCCAAAAGGAAGCAATGGGCTACGCATCCCACCGTTTAGCGACCGCCCGCTGGGGCTCCGGCTTCGTGGCCGGCTGGGTCGACGGCGACGATTGGAAGGCTTGGCTCGTCCACAAGGTCGGCAAGCGCTGGGTCTGGCAGACAGGCCTCCGTCACTTCACCCCCCGCACCTAATGGCCCAAGGCACCAGCGTAGTCGCAAACCACCGGGTCAAGGACGCTATCCTCGACGCCATCGTCTCCGAGATCCAGAAGCAAGCCGAGCAGCCGCCGCCCGGTTTCCATCCGATTGATTACTGGGAAGCCCGATGGAAGTGCAAACGCTCATGCGCCAAGCGTTACCTCGGCGAGGGCGTCAAGGCCGGCATCCTCGAGCGCGTCGAGCTGCGCCGCAACACGGGCAAGTTCGTGCGCCGTGCTCCCTATTACGGCCCAGCCCGTAAGAAGACCAAAAAGCAAAGGTCTTGACGCAAGGCACGGGGGCGGGCATCACCCCCTTCCCCCACATGACCCTCCCTTCTAACCTCGACGCCGAGCGCCACTTCCTCGGCTGCCTGATCCGCGACGGCGCAACCTTCCCCGAGGGCATCATGCCCTCCGACTTCTTCGAGCCTAAACATCAGGAGATTGCCACGACCCTCCTCGACCTCTCCGCCCAGGGCATTACCCCCGACGAGGTAACCGTCACGACCGCCCTCCGCGACGCCGGCGCCGTGGCCGACCATATCACGGTCAACGACATGACGACCGCCGTCGGCTTCTCTGCCGCCAATCCCGCATGGGCCGAGCAGGTCGTGATCACCGCAAGGTTGCGTAGAATAGCCTCCGTCAATCTACGCATCCAGAAAGCCGTCGCCGATGGCAACGCCGACCCCGACTCCCTCCTCGCCTACGCCGAGGGCGAGTTCAAGTCCATCGCCGGCATCTCCAAGCGCAAGGACGGCCCCGCAAGGATGCCCATCGCAAACCTCCTCTCCTTCGACCGCAAGGCTGACCCGTACAACCTAATCGGGAACCGCTGGCTATGCCGCGGCTCCTCCCTCGTCCTCGCTGGTCAGGCCGGCACCGGCAAGTCCGCGCTCCTCATGCAGGCCTGCCTGTCGTGGACGCTCGGTAAGGACTTCTTTGGCATCAAGGTCGAGCGACCCCTGCGCTCGCTGGTGATCCAAGCCGAGAACGACCTAGGGGACATGAGCGAGTCGTTCCAGGACATTTGCAACGGCCTCGGCTTTGACTCAGCTGAGCGCGGCCTCATCGCCGATAACCTGGCTATCTTCCGCGAGTCCGTCGCCACCGGCCCCGAGTTCGGCAAGGTGCTGCGCCGCCTCATCACCGAGCACCGGGCCGACATCGTTTTTGTCGACCCCCTCATGGCATACTCGGGATGCGACCTCTCCGAGACCTCCGAGGCCTCCGCCTTTCTCCGCCACGTCATCCAGCCAATCCTCGACGAGACGGGCGTCATCATCGTCTTCATGCACCACACCGGGAAGCCCAAGTCTAAGGCCGACAGCGAGGGCCAGACGACCGCAGACCTAGCCTATCAAATGTTCGGCTCCTCCGAGATTACCAACTGGGCCCGCGAGGTCGCCACCCTCGTCCGCTGCCAAGGTGACGAGCCGATCTACCGCCTCGCCCTGACCAAGCGCCGCGGCAGGGCCGGCCTCACCGACATCAACACCCAGCCCTCGGGCCAGATTTATATCCGACATTCCCCTAAGCAGGGCGAAATCCGCTGGGTACGCTCGTTTGCACCCACCCCTCCCCCTAAGGATAGCGATTACAGCCCCGCCAAGGGGTCGCCAAGGCGTTCGGACTACTGAGGGCATACCCTCACCGCCTTCACGGACTAAAACGCCTCACAAGTCAAATGCGACCCCTACCACCTCCCCACCCCACCTCGTGGAGAAAGCCTAGGAGAAAGCATAGATGTAGTAGTACCCCTTACGGGGTACATACATACATCACGTTCACTACGCTCACTCAACCCTGCCTTGGGGGCAGGGCGTTCGCGGTGAACGAAAGCAACCAGCCAAGTCAGACCGCCCGGGTCGAGTCCCATGTCTAGGAAGTCCAGACGTCTCGGGCCGCGCTGGTCTATCCCGGGCAAGTTGGCCATGCGCGCTAGGTGGGTAGCCAACCGCGAGGCCATGCTCGCACGATCCAATGCCGGCACCGAGGCCAGCAGGAAGACCCACGCCGACCGTTTGACCAGACTCGCCGCCCTGGTCGGCACTTGGCCGGCTGAGCTCACGATGCAGGACATCAAGGGAAGACTGGTCGCCGACCAGAACCTCAAGGGCCGTAAGCCCGACTCCCTCATCCGCCGGATGCGTGAGCATAACCTCATCGCCTTCGACGTCGTCAGCGCCAAGTGGCAAAACCTTTGCAGGGTTGCACCGCCCGCAAATCCCTTGAACCTATGACGCGTGTCCAGGCATCAACTGAACGACCTCTCGGCCCCTCGCTCCGACGCTCGCTCCTTCGACCGCTGGTTCTATTCCCTGCCCAAGCGGCAGCAGGAACAAATGCGGGACGCGAACGTAATCCCTTACCGCGAGATGGTTCAGCCTCGCCACGTCTTCGAGATCAATCCCAACCATCAGGCATGGGCGACCAAGCCCGAGGAGCCGCGTGTCGAGACCGATGCGTTCATCTCTCGCGAGCACGTCGGCCTCATGCTCAAGTCCTTCGTCGACGCGCTGGCCTACACCGACAACTTCCGATTTCGCCGGCACGTCGAGCTGACCCGGTGGGCGCTGGCCTTGCCTGGTTGTCTCTCGGCCCCTGTCATCGCGAAGATGTATGGCATTACGAAGCAAGCGCTGCACAAGCGGGCCGCCGCGATCCGCAGCGCCTTGCCCGTCGGCGACGCCGCGAGGTTCAAACCGAGCAAGCGATGAAAACAGGCCAATACCCCCCTCTAAGGAGTCTCCTACCCCCCCCGGGGCTTGTGCGTGGCTGGACACCGTGGGTTTATTCTACGGATTCCGAACAAAACCACAGGCCGTTGACAATGCCGGAAATCAGGCAAGCCAGGAACGAACGTGACGCGGCCATCGTCGAAGGCTTCAAGCAAACAAAATCAATTTACCTCACCCGCAAATTGCTAGGCTTTGCTTACTCGCGGGAGATTGTGCGTAAGGCCATCACCAAGGCCGGGATCTATGACAAATGCAAACGAGAGTCCGCGTTAATCAAACAGGCTTTCATGCGGCGCAGATCGTCGCAGAGATACGACGACCGAACAAAGTCAAAGACGCACCCGGTCGAGGTTAAACTTCAGCTGGAACTAGCCGAGGCTTTGACCAAAAACTTGGTCTGGTTTGAGCGCGAGAAGCAAGTGCCCGGGTGCCAGATGCGGGCCGACTTGATTGGAAATACCTGGGCGGTCGAGACCAAGGTCTATTGCTGCTCTCAGTCGCTGATGGTCGCAATGGCTCAGGCCTTAATCTATCGCCGCCACCTTCAAAAGTATCGCGTTTGCGTGGTCATCCCCGACGACATTGAACCAGCAGAGTTTTATAGGGCCGAACTTCTGGCGCACGATGTGCCAATCCTGAAAGCGTCCCAGTTCATCGACTGGGTCAAAAACGTGGAGGCCCATGCCTAGCCAAACAGAGATTGGAGACGCCCTTGGCCTAACGCGTCAACGGGTGTCTGTCCTTGTCAAGCAGGGGATGCCTATCGACTCGGTCGAGGCGGCAAGCGCATGGAGGCAAGCCCGGGACGATGAGCGTCGTCGGCCTGCCCCGATCGTCGAGCTCGAGTCGCTGACCGACCTCACCCTAGAGCAGAGCATCGTGACGCACAAGGCCCGCGTCGAACACGCCGGCGAGATTTGGGACGCGGCAATGCGTGGTGGCGACCCAAACCAATCCAAGTTCCAGTCATCCTATAACGCCGCCTTCAAGACCCTGATTGACCTCGAGGCCGAACTTGAGCGTCGCCGCGTGGCGAACGCTGACTTCATCTCGGCGAAGGAGGCGACGGGGGCGATGCGTGACCTGATGGCCGAGGTGGTCAACCGCCTAGACAAGTTGGCGCTCGATTGCGCCGAGGGCTGCAACCCCGAGACTCCGGCGAAGGCGGTCAAGGTTCTGGAGGCGTGGGTTCGCAAGACGCGGGAGGACTTGAGCCGTGCGGCGGGCTGATCTGGTCGGGCTTGGTCGGGACGTGCTCAGGCCGTCGAGCGAGGGGGATATCGTCGCATGGCTAGAGGCGAACGTTCGGGCCATCCCCGACTCGCCGATGCCCGGGCCTTTTCGGGCAGACCGAACGCCGTGGGTACGGGACGCTCTGCGGATCGCGGCAGACCCCGAGGTTCAACTGATGACCGTCCTCGCGAGCATCCAATCGGGCAAGTCCCTGTTTGCTCGTCTGCTGACTTGCTGGATTGCGGAGCACGCTCCCGGCCCGACGCTACTCCTCCAGGCTACGGACCCCGAGGCAAAGGACTTCGCCCTGCGCTACCTTCGGCCCGTGTTCAAGAACTGCCCGCCGGTGCTGGCCCGCATGAAGGACGACGACATGGAGCGCTCGACGACGATCGACTTCGACCGCTTCCCCCTGTACTGCCGCGGCGCTTGGAACGAGGCAAACCTTCAGCGCCTATCCATCCGCTACATCATCGGCGACGAGTGTTGGCTATGGCCGCCCGGTCACTTGCAGGAGGCGAGCGCCCGCGTGACGGCGTTCGGCTGGATGGGCAAGCGGGTGTTTATGACGCAGGGCGGGACGTTGGGCGGCAAGGGTGGGGAGTTCCATGCGCTGCACGACACGACCGACCAACGTGATTGGAACTTCCGCTGCCCGAAGTGTGATCACCTTCAGCCCTGGCTGTGGGAGTTCATCCGCTTCCCCGAGGAGGCGAAGGCCAGCGGGACGTGGGACTTGAACGCCGTGGCCGACGGCACGAAATACGAGTGCGCCGGCTGTCACGTCCTGCTCGACGACAACGCCGGGACGCGGGCCGATGCGAACGCCCGCGGGGAGTTTGTGGCTACAAACCCGCTGGCCTATCACGGCAAGGTCGGCCTGCATTGGAACAGCCTAGCGTCGATGTCGTGGGGCGAGCTGGGCGTCTTGATGCTCAAGGCTAAGGAGGCGGCAGACGTCTACGGCGATAATGACGGGCGTAGGCTATTCAAACAGAAGCGGCTGGCGATGGCATGGCAGGAGGAGGGCGGCGAGATCGTGGCCGACGCATCGGCCAGCGAGTACAACCTCGGGGACGCCTGGGAGGCGGAGGCCTACATCAACGGCAAGGGCAAGGTCGTCGACGCGAAGGATGCGCCGACGGGGAGCATACCTTTCCGCACGATGGGTGTCGACGTTCAGCGCGGCCACTTCTGGGTGGTCGTCCGCAGCTGGGCGAAGTCCGGGCACAGCCGCCTCTATGCGTTCGGCAAGGCCGAGACGTGGGGCGGGGTCGAGGACATGGCCCGCAAGGCCGCCGTGCATAAGGCGATGGTCTTCGTCGACGCGGGCGACCAGACTTCTATGGTCTACGCCGAGACGGCGCGGCGAGGTTGGAAGTGCGCCCGAGGCTCGGGGAACGAGGACTTTGCGGTGACCGATCGGGACGGGAAGACGACCCGACGCTTTTATTCCGAGCGCCAGCGCATCCAAGTCCCGGGCCTGAACGGTCAGCCGGCGGTGCTCGTCTCCTGGTCGAACCTTCAGGGTAAAGATTTGCTGCACGGCATGAAAGTCAAACGCCTGCACAGTTTCCCCCGCGACGCTGACCCGTTTTATATCGAGATGATGTCAGCGGAGGTTCGCGTGAAAGACAAGCGCACGGGCAAACCGATGTGGATTTTACCTCAGGGCAAGAAAGACAACCATGCGTGGGACTGCGAACTGCTTTGCCTTCTGGGGGCGGTGCGTTGGGGCATTGGCAGCCGAGGGGAGTCCGGGCCGACCGA